AGCTTCACAAAGTACATCAGGAGATAGCTTTTCATTCTCTCAAAGTTATCTTGAAGGAGATGCTACACCAGCTTCAGCCGCTACGGTGGGTGAAGTTCCAAACTTTTCAGATATAACATCTTCAGCAGCAGCCAGTGTAGGTACAGCAGCTATCGGATTAGATAATCACTCTATAACCCTAACTCCAGGTACAGGAACAGGCATAACATTAACAGGACAGTTTGTTACCGACTTAACCATTGACTAATGTGGAGGACACTGCCGTTTGTTTTATTTATATCTAGCCCTATCTACGCTGTGCCTGTTGTTCCTAACTTCACTCAGGGTAGCTCCACAAGTCGAACAGAAACTACCACAAATATTACAGAGACTATACGAACAACAAACTATAATTCTGGGTACACATATTCAGTTACAGGATCAGGTGTTGAGCATGACGGAACGACTATATCAGCACCAAACGCAACTGTTAATGAAACTATAAACGGTACAACATATACATGGACAGGTTTAGATTTAGGAGAAAAACCAAACTGGACACAGACAGTACAGGGAGATGCTTTTCAATTTACCGAAGTTTATACACCACCTGGGCTAGAGTCAGTTTCAGATGTAACTCGCACGATCCAATCAGAAAGCGTAACAGATACAACTACAATATTCTCGCAATAATAGGATTATTATTTGGGAGTCCAGCGTTTGCTAATACCTCAAACACTGCTGCTCCCTCTGCTTCTGCTAGTGGATCTGTTTCTAATTTTGCAACGCAGGTTTTACAAGGTAACACAATAGAAAATCATTACGGAAATGGTATTAGATGCCAAGGTCCACAAGTATCATTTTCTCCCTTTATAACCTCATCATTTAACCAGAAACGGCCACAAGATTATACTTACCATACACCTGTTTACGATCCAAGTGTAGATGAAGACGGCAACCTAATAAACCCTGGTAATATCTTGTACTATCAAGAAAACTATAGTGGCAACAAGGATTCTTTAGGATTAAATGTAGGAGCAGCACTTACATTTACCTTTCCATTAGATCAGAGATTTCAAAATGCTTGTTTGAAAAGTGCTACAACTCAAGAAAAAATACAAAGTCAAATACTGTCTAAAGAAAGATTGAACTATGAACTTGCAAGGCTTAAAAATTGCGGAGAGTTGAAAATTAAGGGAATATCATTTGCTACAGATAGTCCTTACCATGATCTATGTAAGGATGTAATTGTTACTGAAAAGATGAATCAAGTATTACCGCACACTCATAAATTAGAGTAGACAAGCCACGGGCTGTGGTAAGACTTGTCTAAAGAAGCAAAGGCTCTATGTATCGGCAGAGCTTAAAAAAGTTACATACAACTTCCTTTGCTAAATAAGCAAAAGCTCTATGCAACTAGCGGCCTTTCGACTTGGTTACAACTTCTTTTGCTTACATATTATTATACTTTATCTTTCTTCTTTGTCAGTTTCTTTATTACATTTTTAACAACTGGTTTTACTAAATTAAGAATGATCGGAGCAGAACAGCCGACCAAAGCAAGACTAAAAACCCCAGTAAACTGCTTAAAACTTGGAATGTATTGCGAGATGAACGGTACGTCTTCATACAAGGTTATACAATCTATCCCATTTTTACCACGCTCATAACCAGAAACACGCTCTAGTTTTTTATCGTTACGAAAATCACCGATTTTTTGCTCTTTGTTACTAGGGCAGGGTGGGATTTCTAGTTCTTCATCTTTTTTCTTTTGTGTTATCTGAGGTTTCTGTTGTGGAGGTTGTTCTTGTTGTTGTTCCTGCTGCTGTACTGGTGCAGTGTATTTAAAATTAGCAGGGTTATAATCAAGTGGTTCAAAACTAGGAATATCAAACGTACCACAGGCTTGATATGTGCCTAGTTCATCTTCATTAATAAGACCTGTTAGATTATTTCTATGTGCATCAACACATCCTGGAATGTCTACAACTGGTTTATAAATAACATCTAATATTGGTGGCTGTACTTCCCATAACCTTATCTTTGGAACGTAAACCTCTTTTATTTCAATCTTTTGTATCTTCGTCATCTATATTTCCAATAGAAATAGACCACCCATCTTCTCCAAACTTACCAACTTCTTTTATTTTAGGTTTTTGTCTCTTTTCAAAGCTATCGTGGTATTTTTTTATTTGAGTCTCTAATTCTATATCGAATTTAACCATACGCATCCAATTAACTAACTTGTCTATGTAGTATTGAATTAATTTTTTAAAAAATCCAAATATCATAATGGCAACATCGGACCAGTTACTTTTGGTAACTTTTTATCTATCTGATTAGGTAATATCTTATTTACATTTTTCATTACTTTTTCCATCATTTTTGCTTCAAACTGTGGACTTGTCATGTAACTGTACGCAAAGTATCCAGCACCGATAGTAGATGCAGAAAGAATAAAAGATAGAATAGATAAGATAGATGAAATTTTATTCAACATGATTCGTGAAGCTATACTCCGTGCAATAAGTCATAGCCTTATTATATCAATGCTTCTTATAATACCAACCATAGCTCCTTTATATTTAATATC